CTTGGCGTCCACCTGCTTTGCGCGGCTATAACCCAAGACGTTGGGATAACCTGCATCGACTGGTCAGACTTTGCAGCCATGAAGTTGCCGTCGCGCATCGCAGACCGCAGAGGCTCAGGCATTGCGTCAAGCCGTTTTGAGTAATCTGTGTTGGATAGGAATGGATTGTCAGCCAACTTAGCAAAAATCACCGTGCGGCTTGATGGGACAACCAGTTTATCACCATGATGAATAGGATCAGGGCCATCCACCTCTTCGTCGCTCCCATCTTCGTCTGAAATAAACCACCGCAACTCACCTGATTTAGCCGGATTAGGATGTGTTGGGTCTATCCACGGAGCAAAAAAACGGATAACCCAATCGCCTTGAGAGCCAACGGGAGGGTTGCTCGCCATTACAATACGGCAGCGCTGACCTTTTTCCGTTGTGCGAACCCATCCCATCAGGTTGCGGACTTGATCCTCTCTAAAATGCGTCACCTCATCGAGAAAAAGTCCGTCATGAGCTTGACCTTGCCAAGACCACTCGTCGCCAGCATTTTGCGCGGCACCAAACTCAACCAATCTGCCATCATCAGTGCGGAGTTTTGGCCTATTTCCACCGACAAATCCAGACCTTGATCCGTTGAATTTTAGCAGCTCGTCAGTTAGCGCCTGAATATCTGCATACTGCCGACGCATAATCAGGCTGCGCTTATGTTCGCAAAGCGCGAGTCCGAGCAACAATCCGGACTTTCCTCCACCAGCCGCGCCTCCGTAGAGAAGAATATCTGCTTTGCTCAGATAGGCTTCAGTCTGTGGGCCGGGATTGGGGACGAATTTTCTTCGAGGGAGTTTCTTATCATACTCCGCCAGCTTTTCAGGCGGAAGGGCAGACAGGCGCTCTATCAGTTCATCAAGAGCGCCCGTCCCCATTGGCTTAGGCGTTGGTCAGGGCCGAAGAAATAACAAGACGGCCAGTCGGCAGCAGCAGCGCCAGATACGCGGCTTCTGTGCCGGTATCAGTCCACGTCAGGTCAATATCGCCGTCAGCCTCGCTGATGAGGGTAAACGCCTTCTTGGCAACCAGCGTAGCGAGTATCGCCCCGTCCGTGCCGATAGCGATTCCGGTTGATCCGCCAGTGCCAGCAATAGCGTCACCGTTGGCGTCAGCAAGAACAAAGGCTTGAACCACAGTGCGCTCTGCAACATCTTTGCCGTTGCTGTCCTTGAGCTGGATAGTGATAGCACGGGCATTTGAGCTTTCGTCACCAACCACGATTGTGGCGTCAGTGCAGATAGGCGTTGCGGTGATGGTGTTGGCTACCAGATTGCCAGTCGCGGCAATACCAAGGCGGCGACCGTGCAGAGTCGTGAGGGCTTCAGGCATTCTACTTCGCTTTCCTCCGGTTAGCCCGGATGTTGGTTTTGTTAAAACAGGTTAAGGTTAATCTTTTTTCCCCGGCTTGGCAACGTCGAAAAGAATCTCCCGCGCCAGCTCCTCGGCGGTGCGTACCTCGTGCTGCACCGGGCCGCCCTCTGGGCCGCTATGTTCCTGCTTGATTGTCTCAGCCCATCGTGCGCGGGTCTTGAGCCAGAAGATCATGCTCGTGGTGTCACCATCGAGTGCCTTCTTGTAGAGCCGTTCGGCAATCTTGCTGTTTGCTTTTGCGATTGCCGTATCAAGCTCATCTCGATAATGGGTCTTTATCGTCGAGAGACTTACGCCGAGAACTGCGGCAATGTCGCCCTGCGTGACGCCATAAGCAGTCATCGCCTCGACCATTTTGGCGTTCTGCTCGGTGCGGACGTGGTCGATGCCTTTGGTCATGCTCCGAACTCCGCGCCAGTCTCAGCGTGGGTCGCCTTTTTGCCCGTGAACTCCTGCCAGCGCTTCACGATCACGTCACAGTATTTGGGGTCGAGTTCCATGCTGCGATTGATACGCCCGGTCTTTTCACTTGCGATTAACATCCACCCAGAACCTCCGAACGGTTCAAATGTAATGGCGCCGTTATTGGATGAATTTAAGATTGCTCTCTCTGCAAGTTCTACTGGTTTAGTTGTTGGGTGAAGTGGGGATGATTTCGGCCTATCACATTTCCACAGGTCTGACTGCTTCCTATCCTTAACAACCCATATTCTTGCTGCATCAGATTTCCACCCATACCACATTGGTTCGTATTGGGTGTGATAGTCTTTCCGCGACATAACAAGCTGGTCTTTTGCCCATATAATCGTTGAAGACCAGTGGAACCCATTATTTCGGAGAGACGCATCAACCGCAGGCCATTCCGATGGCCCCATAACGCAGTAAACAGGGCAACCCGGCATTGTCACTGTGTTTATGCAGGACATGACTCCGTGCAAAAAATCTTCCCACTCTTTGTTTGTTTTGAAGTTATCATTCAAAATCTCACGCGGTTTGTCGTTTTGAGCATTATTTGCAAGGTTTTTACCGTAGGCCACATTCCACGGCGGGTCAGTGACCACAAGGCTAGCCTTCTGCCCGTCCATCAGCTTCTCGACAGCATCAATCGACGTGCTGTCTCCACACATCAAGCGGTGGTCTCCCATAATCCAAATATCACCGAGCCGGGTTACAGGCTCAACCGGAACCTCCGGCACCGCATCTTCATCGGTCAAGCCCTCGACAATCTGCGGAGATAGCGCGGCAATCTCAGCAAGCTCGAACCCGGTCAGCGTCAGGTCAAAACCAAGGCCGTCAAGCTCTGCAAACTCAACCGCCAACATCTCGTTGTCCCACCCGGCATTAAGAGCCAGCTTGTTGTCGGCGATGATGTATGCGCGTTTCTGGGCGTCGCTCCACCCGTCGGCGACAACGCACGGCACATCATCGAGGCCGAGCTTGCGGGCAGCCAATAGGCGACCGTGGCCTGCGATAATGCCCCCATCTGGGTCAATCAGGATCGGATTGGTAAAACCCCATTCGGTGATTGACGCGGCGATCTGCGCCACCTGCGCGTCTGAGTGGGTGCGGCTGTTGCGGGCGTATGGCACTAATTCCGCAGTTTTCCGCGCCGTTACGCTATACGCCGGGTCTTTTATAGTGGTTTTATTAGTCATGCTTAAAAGTTATACCTTAACAATAATCCATGTCAACAGCGCATATCACGCGCAACAATCTTGCGTTGTTTGTCTTGTGATAAATAACACTTGCAGGACGGCCATTGGTCGGGTAGAGTTTAACTCATGGACGCGGTGGCGCGGACACAGACAATGGAGACAGAGATGATCGAAATCGTAAAATCAATCAAAACACAGGTTTCAAAAACAGGATGTGTAAAATCCTCAACTCTGGCGCGAGCTGAAAAATATCTGGCGCAGCACCCGATGAGCGAGTGTACGCCCCTCGGGATGGAAGTTCGCAAATTTATCAATGCCATGAAGGCAGCTTAACAACCGGGGCCAGCCCCACCAACCAACGGAGAGCAAGATGAACGTAAAGCCAAACTTCAAGTCCGAGGCGTTTATGACTGGTGGCGGTGTGTTGCGCCGTGCGGTTACGGTTTACGGGGAAAAGATTTTTGTTCACCCGGCTGAACTTGAATACGCCATGCAGCACGGCAGGAACCTTGTCACCATGTACAAAAAATGCGGGCGGGCCTTGCAGGTAAAGAACGAACCGGGCAGCACTCAGCTTGTCCACGTTGAAAACATTGTAAATTTGGAGGCATAAATGACCATCTCAACTCAAATTCTGAACTGCCTGACTGCGGTGCTTGCGGTTGCGGCGATTGTGTGGGGGGATTGATTATGACCCCGCAAAAACTGCGAAACTACCTACCGCCCGAGACGCTTGCAGAAATGCAACAGCGGGCCAGTGACCAAACCGCAACAGAGTTTAACGGGGCCGGGTGGCTGCTGCTGTCCGAAAACGAGCGCCGCCAGCTCAAAAGGGGGATCTGAAACATGAAAAAGTACACAGAACACCAGATTGCCAACGGGAAAACAGGCGGGAGACTGCCGCACTTTGACGGGAAGTGGTTAACAAACGGCCACTTTTTTATCAGCGCTGAGGAACAAGTTTCCAAGGAAATCCTGAAGGAATCACATGCAAACTTTCCCATGCCGTCGGAATGGTCTGAGATGTGCGATGGTTGGATTTCCGTGGAAACCGGCGAAGATTTGACGCAAAATCCGACAGAATCGGAAGACGTGGTTACGCTTGGTGACGGTGCATTTTTGGCCGGATACGTCGTTTTTTTCGAGGAGCGCGGTTACAAGTTTTCGAAAATGGAACCTATCGCTGGTAATCACGGCGTTAAAATCATTAACAAGTCTGGAGAGGCAGTCGGTGTCCTGCTTGGTTGCTTCTCATGACCCCGCTTTCCCTAAAAACCCTGCGCCTCGGCTCCGGCCTAACGCAGGGCGGTCTGGCGGTGCTGCTGGGCGTCAACGTGCGGACTGTGCAGCGTTGGGAGGCTGGGACGCGGGGTATCAGCGAGCCAATGGACAAACTCATCAGGATTACAACGGAAAGGACTGAAAAATGACGGAACTTGTTTACGTGCGCGGATTGCCCGGTAGCGGTAAATCGACATTTTCGAAAAAGATTGCTGATAACCTCGGCCATACTCATGTTGAAGCGGATCAATTTTTCACTGACGGGGATGGAAAATATAATTTTGACTGCGCAAAATTGCCTGATGCACACTGGCGTTGCATGATTGACACGATTAGGAATCTTACTGCCGGGAAATCCGTTGTCGTCGCCAACACAGGGACGACGAGAGAAGAAATTTTCCAATACCGAGAAATTGCGAATAAATGCGGCGCTGATTTTGTCGTTGTGAAAATGACAGGCGACTTTGGAAGCGTCCACGGCGTTCCTGCCGTCACCATCGGTCGCATGAAGAGGCGGTGGGAAGACTGGCCGGACGAAATAACGACTGAGCAGTTTTTGTCTGGTGGTGCGCCATAGAAGGCCCCACAGCCTCACAAGGAAGGCCGCCAGAGGGGTGAAGCTCAAATCTCCCGGTAGTAGGGGCCGACATGCTTATCCAGAGCAAGGGCCGGTTGGGCCTCTTTCCCAATGTCAGTTGTCGGGGTGTACCGGCTGGCCTCCATTTCAAGCCATGCCTCTACCTGACCGGTAGGGGAGCCGTCTTCGATTATTTTTGTTTCGAGCCGCAGGAGCATGTCGCAGGCCATGCGGATACCGTCAGAGCCGCGAACCTCTCCCTCCCGGTTTAACTGGACGGCGGTTAATATCCAGATATTAGGCCATTTCTTTGTTGTTTCGGCAACGCGCTGGGCGACGCGGGCGTGAAAGTTTGCCTCGTTTTCTGACTTCTGCGCTCCGGTCACAAGCTGCAAATAATCAATCACGATGCCGTCATATTTTCCCGATGCCCCGGCCTCGGCAATTCGCGCCAAGAGGATTTCTAAGCTGATGCCGGGGCAGTCTTCAAACGTGAGGGTAAAGTTATCTGGGCCGAGATCGCTTGCTGCCTTTTGATAAAGGCTTGTAATTCGCTGCGTTTTCTTTGTGTCAGCCCTAAGAAAGTCGAGAGCGTTAACCCCAACGTGGCGGGCAAGGACGCGCTGCATAATTTCTTGCCCGGTCATTTCGAGGCACAGGTAAAGCACTCGCCCCCGGTTAATTGCGATGTTATAGGATATTGTAGCCATAAGCGTGGTTTTGCCGGCTTTCATGCGGGCGGCGATTGCGTAAAGCCTTCCGGTGTGCAATCCGCCAATTAACGCGCTATCAATTCGGCGCAGGCCGGTGGGGGTAATCAGCGAATCCTTATCTGAGTCTTTGGCTATCCTCTCGATAAGCTCAAGGGCTGTGTTGCTGGTGGCGCGGCTTGAAATACTGGCCCGGCTAATTACGCCGGAATACTCTGCGGCCAAGGCACGGGCGGATTTGTCCCAATCGCACTCGGCCAATTCAGCCTTAAACCTATCGGCCTCGGCGATAAGGTGGCGTCTTAGCGATAGATCGCGCACGGCATCGGCATAGTCAGCAATCCCGGATATGCAAACTGCTCCGGCTTCCAGTTCGGCGATGTATTGGCTTCCGCCTACTGCATCAAGCTCTGGCTCGCTTTCAAAAAAATGGGTGAGGGTTACGGCGTTTGCTTCTCCGCCTTGGTCAATTTTCTTGCAGATAAGCTCAAAGATTTTACCGTGGACTGCGGATGAAAAGTCTTCTTTCCTGACCGTCCCACTGATACGGGTAATCAGGGAATTATTAACCATTAAAGCGCCAAGTAGCTGCTGCTCGTTTTCGATGCTGATAAGGTTTTCCATTTACACCACCGCCGCAAAACGTCTGGGTTTTTCAACTTTAGGCTGCTCGTTCTTTTTCAGGTAAGCGTTTTTCCACTGGTCGTTTTTCAGCCAGTTTTCGCTGCCCTTGATGTATTGCACGTCTTGCATCCCTGATTTTATGTAGTCGTTATATCGCTCTAGTCCGGCCAGAATGTTCTGCCATGAGTCGCGCCTACAAGCTCTTATCCACTCGTCACAGGTTCGTTTCTTGTCGCCTTTGCACGGGTATGCCTGCCAGAAGGTTTCAAACTGCATCATTACCTCTGGAGGAACCGCTAGAGTGCTTTCAGGCTGCCGTTCTTCTTTCTGCCCGGCACCAGATTCCGGGTTAAGGGAAGAGGGAGTCAAGGAAGAGGGAGTCAAGGAAGAGGCCCGGCAAGTATCATGCAAGTCTGGTGCTTGCCCGGTGCAAGTCTGGTGCAAGTCTGGTGCTGGTATTGAACTAGACTGTTCCTTCTGGTGTGGGTTTTGATGTTTTGTGAAGTTAACTATCTGAATATAATTGATATTATTGACTTCATAGCAGATCAAAAATCCCCGTTTTTCAAGGTCTGAAATAAGTGCTTCAACGTCGCAATCGTCATACGGAAGTATCTCGGCCTTGATTTTCTTGGGCCGGTTATCAAGTCTTCCTTCCCTATCGGCAATAGTCCATAGGCCAATGAAGAGCAGTCTTCCCAAAGGTAAGATTTCAGCAAGCAAATCATTAACAAAAAAACCCGGCTTAATTCCTCTAGCTCTCGCCATTCTCGGACTCCTGATTTTCTGGGTTTTTGACAGTGGCAACAATTTGCTTAATAACCTCGCCAATAGGTCGCAGGCTGTCGATTGGCCCAAATTCATCCGAATCAGGGTCATTAGGTTTTGTGGCGTCGGCTTGTTTCATATCTTTCCTCCGGTTTGGCCGCCCCCGAGTACCACCGGAGGGAGGTCGTTTAGGCTTACGGCGATGGATCAGATCGCAGCGGCCAGCGCAAATACTAACCAAGTTCTACGCCACACGCAAGCCATGTTTCACCCTCTATTTCCTAACGGTCTTCCGCGCAGGGTTA